GGTTGCTGTCGTGTAATGATGATGAAGCCTTTAGAGGAACTTCTTGAGCGTATGCGTGTGCTGTCTGGTGCTGATGTTAACCCACTGGATCTTCATAGGCGTGAGAAAGGAAAGAACACATGACACGAGAAGAATTGGTAGATCTGGCAGAGGAGGCTGGCTTTGATGTCATCAAAGAGGACAACGAGTTTTGTAATGGTCGCTTTAGTTATACCGTTTGGTGGGATGATAGAAGCCTAACACCTCAGCTTGAGCGCTTTGCCGAACTTGTCGCCGCCAAAGAACGTGAGGCGTGTGCTGTTATCCTGATGGACTTGCATCAACAGCAACGAGATAAACACAATTACTTTCATTTTGCGGCAAACAAAATTAAAGAAGGCATCACCAAATGAGCAGTGTAGAATTGAGTGCCAAGATTGCAAAGCTTCGTGATGAGGGCTTGACAAATGACATCATTGCGCAGAGACTTGGAATGAACGTTGCAACAGTTGCACAACGTTACAAACGTTACAAGGAAAAACTAAATGGAAAACAAGGAAAGACTTGAGGTAATACTCGATAAAGAAAACGCAGACGGCAGTGCTGTCTACACGTTTGACATTCGAGATGACGAAGACGTCAACCGGTTTACTCGTCAAGGAATAGTGCATGCTTTGCGTATGGGCATTAGACACGCCGCAGTATACGACCCGTTCTTTGACGAGTTTGTTGAAAACCTTGCCAAAGAAACAGCATTGACTGATGACATCGTAAAGATAAAACTCTTTGCAGAAAAACTGTTGAAACAATATGAATAAAAAACTACACGGATCACAACTAGAACTCGCAGAAGGAATGTCGAAAGACATTTATGAAGTGCTTGAACGTTACAACGAAGCAGTGTCTCTGCCTCTGGTTGTTGGTGTGCTGGAAATGGTAAAGGTGCAAGTGTTGTTTGACCACAGCGAATTCGAAACAGATGAGGAAGAAGACGATGAGTGATGGTGGTAAAGGTAGCACACAGCGACCAACAGATCACGACAAGTATTCCAAAAACTATGACGCCATCTTTGGCAAGAAGAAACAAGACAAGGAAAAGAAAGATGAAAATAAGCCCCATCGAAGTAACACTGATTGATCATTGCGGTAGCGACTTGTCTGTTGTCAACGCCGCTCGCGTGTCGTTTGCAAAAGAGAGTGAGATGGAAAGCTATGGTGATATTTACACAGACGTCATTGAGGGCTATCGCTTGAAGGACAGCGATGAGAAGTTGATTAAATATTTAGCACAGCATCGTCACAAGAGTCCATTCAATCATGCATTCATATCGTTTCGTGTCAAGGCTCCGATCTTTGTAGCTCGTCAGCTAGTGAAGCATGAATACCTGCCGTGGAATGAGGTGAGTAGACGATATGTAACAGACTCGCCTGAGTTTTATTTTCCTGACTATTGGCGTAAGAAAGCAGGCAACGTGAAGCAGGGCAGTAGTGATGAGTCAGTAGACGTAACCGATAGCGGTATGTATTATTATGAAGATATCCCTGTTGACGCAACATGGGTGGCTTTGGAAGCTTATCAACGTATGCTAGACAAAGGCGTCTGTCCCGAACAAGCCCGTATGGTGTTACCTCAGAACATGATGACCGAGTGGATCTGGAGTGGTACGTTGTATGCGTTTGCTAAGATGTGTGTGCTTCGTCTTGACAGTCACAGTCAAAAAGAAACAGCAGAAGTTGCACAAAAAATAAGCAACCATCTGTACAAGTTGTTCCCAGTTTCACAGCACTATCTTGTTGTTGAAAGGAATGCGATATGAAATACACCATTGAAATGGTTGAAGAGCAAGTCGATCACATCTTGTTGCAAGAAACAAAGAACAGTCTCGACATTCTGAAACTAAATCTGAAAGAGAGAAAGAAAGACGGCGGTATGTGTTTCTTTCACACGGACAAAGAACAAGACATCAAAGAGTTGAAGCGATATATTGAGGCGTTTAAACTTGTCTACGAATATTATGGGGGAAACTAAACATCTCTGTGATGTTTGCCATGCATACGATTGTTATGGTGAATGTCACATACACGAGTCGACTCACGACGACTTAGAGTCGTACATTTGTACGCATGGGTTCTTGACTACCACTGACGATTTGGTTACAATGATCGATCACTTCATCCTCAAAGAACGTTACCGAAGGAAACAAGATGACATGGGCGAAGACTCACGTTAGTTGTCCTGATTGCGGTAGCTCTGACGCTCGTTCAATCAACGTAGACGGTAGTAGCTACTGCTTCTCTTGCAACACACACACGCCGTCAGACGGCACAACCCTCATCATCGAAGACAAACCCAAAATGAAAATTGACACCAAGATTTTTACAGACAACGACAGTGTTGCTGTAACCGAACGACGCATCACAAAAACTTCAATGCAACGGTATGGTGTCACTGCTGATGACAACAATTATTATTTTCCATACCATGATGAAGACGGTCATCTTGTTGCCGCAAAGGTGAGGCACATCAAAGACAAAGTATTCTTCAACAAAGGAGAATGGGGAAAAGCTAAACTGTTTGGTCAGCAATTGTTCAGTAGTAATGGTAAGTACGTCACCATCACCGAAGGTGAGTTTGATGCTATCGCTGCCTACCAAGCAATGGGTAGTAAGTATCCCGTTGTCTCTATTCGTAATGGTGCTGCTGCCGCTTTAGCAGATTGCAAAGTAAACTACGAGTGGCTCAACAGCTTTGAGAACATTGTCATTTGTTTTGACAACGACGATCAGGGTAAGAAGGCCGCCAAAGAAGTTGCTGAATTGTTTGGTAACAAAGCGAAGGTGTTCAAGCACGACAACGAAATGAAAGATGCGTGTGACTACACTGCCGCAAATAAAGAAGCGTTGTTTGTACAGCGATTCTGGCAAGCAGAGTCATTCGTTCCTGATGGTATTGTCAGCGGTAACACCCTGTGGGATTTAGTGTCAACGCCACCCGCACCAGCGCAGTGTCTATACCCTTGGGACGGATTGAATGCTTTAACCTATGGTATTCGTCATGGTGAACTCGTCACTATCACTGCTGGAAGCGGACTAGGTAAGAGCCAACTGTTGCGTGAAATTGTTTGGCATTTGCTTTGTAATACAGACGACAACATTGGACTAATGTTTCTTGAAGAATCAATTCGTAAGACCGGTTTGTCGATGATGAGCTTAGCGGCTAATAAGCCACTTCATTTACCTGACACAGAGTCAACCGAAGAAGAACGTAAAGACGCATATGAACGAACACTTGGTACAGGTCGCGTGTATTTGTTCGACCATTTCGGATCAACTAGCGTTGACAACATTGTCAATCGTGTGCGATACATGGCAAAGGCGATGAATTGCAAATACATATTTGTTGATCACATCTCCATCATTGTGTCTGCACAAGAAAGTGGAGACGAACGTAAAGCCATTGACGAAATTATGACCAAGCTTCGCATGCTTGTGCAAGAAACCAACATTGCTTTGTTTGCTGTGTCGCATTTAAAACGACCAGAAGGTAGAGGACACGAAGAAGGGGCAGCAACAAGTCTTGCACAGCTTCGTGGCAGTGGTTCTATTGCTCAGCTAAGCGACATTGTTCTCGGTGCTGAGCGTAACGGGCAAGCTGAAGAAGTTCGTGAGCGCAACACAACACATCTTCGTGTTCTCAAGAACAGATATAGCGGCATGACCGGACCTGCTTGCGACTTGTTGTACACCAAAGAAACTGGTCGCATGTTGGAATACATTTCACCTGACGAAGAGGAGGCAGTATTATGAAAGTGCTGATTGGAAAATATAAATATGATTGGGATACATATCGACTGTTGACGTGGTTAAGACCTGTTGTCAAGAGTCGTGTCAAGTACAACAACATTGTCGAAAAGGTTGACAAGTATTTACCGTTTGTTCAACCAATGCTTGATGTTGTCAATCGCTTCAACAAAAGCATACACTATGTACGCATCGAGGATCATGATCTGTGGAGTGCTGACACAACACTGGCATACATCATCTTACCTGTGCTGAAGAAGTTAAATAAACAAAAGCGTGGAGCACCGTCTGTTGACGATGAAGATGTACCGGAAAATATTAGAAGCAATGTTGCTCCAGCTGGCAATGAGTATGATGTTGATAAGAATCACTTCAATCGCTGGGACTGGGTTATGAACGAAATGATTTGGGCGTTTGAACAGATCGTTGATGATAGAGCGTTAGACAAATTCTTCAAGGGCGACAACGATCTCGACTTTGTTGAAACTGAAAACGGGCTTTTCCAATTAGTCAAAGGCGATAAGCATACTCGTGAGTTTGACAAAGAGGGATACGTCAAGCATGATGAACGGATCAACAACGGCTTGCGATTGTTCGGCAAGTATTACAGAGGATTGTGGGACTGATGTCAGACTACATATATGATTTGGAAACATACCCAAATTGTTTTACTTGTAGCGTCATCAAAGAAGACGGAACAGAAGAGCAGATGTTCGAATGCTCGACACGCAAGAACGAAATTGCAAAGCTGTACGACTTCTTAGACACGCTACACAACAACGGTGATAGGATGGTTGGATTCAACAACGTTGGCTTTGACTATCCTATTCTTCATGGCCTTTTACAAGTAAGGGAGAAAGCACCAACCGTCAGCGGTAAAGCAGTGGCAACCAAAGCATATAAGCTTGCACAAGAACAGATCAATAATCAAGACACGTTTGCTAAGACAATCAAAGTGTCAGACGAATACGTCAGACAAGTTGACTTGTATAAGATCAATCACTTCGACAACAAAGCCAGAGCAACGTCATTGAAGATGTTGGAATTCAACATGCGTTCCAACACCATTGAAGACTTACCTTTTGCTGTCGGTAAAGAACTGAGCAGTGATGAGATGGACAAGTTGTTGACATATAACATGCATGATGTCAAGCAAACGTTGGAGTTTTACAAACACTCATTGCCGTCTATAAAGTTTCGTCAAGATCTGACATTGAAGTATGGGAAAGACTTCACCAATCACAATGACACTAAGATTGGTAAAGACTATTTCATCATGGAACTTGAGCGGCTAATGCCGCAGAGTTGCTACAAATATCGTAATGGCAAACGCATACTGAACCAGACTGTGCGATCATCAATCAAGATCAAAGACTGTCTCTTTGACTACTACGACTTTGAACGACCAGAGTTTGTTGCTGTACTTGACTGGTTTGCAAAGCAAAAGATTACTGAGACAAAAGGGGTGTTCTCTGAGATACCTGAACACATGCTTGGTGATGTTGCTAAGTATGCACAAATGTATACGAAGCAAAAGAAGTTTGCGTCTGCACCAAACGAAGAAGACCTCGTTGAGTTTTACAAAGAGCAATCTTTAGGTTGGATTGAACGTAAGGAATTGAAAGCTAAACGTAAAGGTGAAACTGTTTACTCCTATTGGAAATGCTGGAGAGAAGCAGACAACTTGAACGTCATCGTAGATGACTTTCGTTTTGACTTTGGTACTGGTGGTATACACGGTAGCATTGAATCAACAATTGTTGAGAGTAATGACCACTTTGTCATCATCGACGCTGACGTGTCTTCCATGTATCCGAACATTGCTATTGCCAATCGCGTCTATCCTGAGCATTTGTCAGAGAAGTTTTGCGACATCTACGAAGACGTGTACAACCAGCGTAAGAGCTACGCTAAAGGCACAGCTGAAAACGCCATGCTGAAGCTAGCATTGAACGGTGTGTATGGAGACAGCAACAATCAGTACAGCCCATTCTATGATCCAAAGTACACGATGACCATCACTATCAATGGTCAGCTTAGTCTTTGTTTGCTCGCTGAAAAGTTGTTGAAGATCAGAGGGTTGACATTGATACAAGTAAATACTGACGGTATCACAGTCAAGCTTCCACGCAAATATTTGAATTGGTACAACAGCATTTGTAAACAATGGCAAGAGCAAGTTGGTCTTGAGTTGGAGTTTGCAGAATACTCTCGCATGCTGATCAAAGACGTCAACAATTACCTCGCTGTTTATACCAACGGTAAAGTGAAACGCAAAGGCGTCTATCAATACGAAGGTTTAGGCTGGCATCAAGATCAAGGCGCGTTGATTGTTCCTAAGGCAGCAGAAGCATACATGTTGCACGGAAAAGACATTGAAACTTTTATTCAAGAACACTTGACAAAAGATGTTTTTGACTTTATGCTCAGAACTAAAGTGCCTCGTAATAGTAAGCTGGTATTGATTGACAACGAAGGAAACGAAGTTGTTCAACAAAATATCTGCCGCTATTATGCATCGACAAATGGTGGTAAACTCGTCAAGATAATGCCACCCATTGAAGAGGGAGGCGAAGAACGTCGCATTGGTATTGACACCGAATGGAACGTCAAGACTTGCAACGATATGTCAGACTTCAGAAACGACATCGATGTAAATTATTATGTCGATGCCGCAAAGAAGCTGGTGATTCAGGAAGCCACTGCCTGATCAATTCAGTGGCAAACAAAAGGAAATTGAAATGAGTGATCAAGTTAAACTCAAAGCCACACTGATGTGGGCACAGTTGAATAAAATCAACGACATGAGCGGTAGGTACCAAGTCAATCTTTGTGATCTGTCACAAGAAGCTGTAAAGGCTTTGAAAGACATTGGTGTTGAAGCTCACCACAAAGACGGTCAAGGCATGTTCATTACCTGCAAGTCAAGCAACCCCATCAAAGCCTTTGACAAAGATGGTAAAGAGATTGAAGAGCTGATTGGTAACGGAAGTAAAGCTATTGCGATTGTTCGTCCCTATGAGTGGAAGTACAAAAACAAAGCTGGCATTTCACCAACGTTGGCTAAGCTCGTTGTTACCGACCTCGTTGTCTATGCAAACGCAGGCGGTTCTGTTGATGAAGAGGACGCACTGTGATGTTCGATATTAAACTTTCTTTGGAGCAAGTGAATGTGGTATTGCTGGCTTTATCTAAGCTGCCTTATGAAGCTTCGGCTCCAGTCATTGAGATTGTACGCAAGCAAGCTGAAGAGCAAATGATGGCTCAGCAAGCTGTGCAATCGTCAGAGCCTGAAGTAGTGGATGCTAGCTCTAATTGATGCTGACATCGTAGCGTATAGGGCTGCTGCCGCTTGCGAAACGGAGAGCCTACAGACCGCCATTCGTACAACGGATAGTGTTCTTGTAGATGCTCTCCTTTTTTGCGACTACGAAGACCGCTTCTACGACAAGTGGAAATTGTTCTTGACAGGCAAAGATAACTTCCGTTATGACATTGCGAAGACAGCGGTTTATAAAGGCAACAGAACAGGTCCTAAACCTAAGCATTTACAAGATGTGCGCAAACACATGGTGAATGAGTGGGGTGCGGTGATTTGTGATGGTCAAGAAGCCGATGACGCTATAGCTATTGAAGCTACGAAAAATAAGGACAGATCAGTTATCATCAGCTTGGACAAAGACTTCAAGCAAATAGCTGGTCATCTTTTTTTGTTCGTTAAAAAACAACATCTGTTTCTTTCTGAAGAACAAGCAATCAGATTCTTTTACATGCAAATACTGATGGGTGACAAAGCTGACAACATCATGGGTATTGATGGTATCGGCATTGTCAAATCAGAGAAGATGTTGATTGATTGTGCAAACGAAGTAGAGATGTTTAACGTATGCGCAGAAGCATATGACGGCAACGTTGATCGAGTCATTGAGAACGCAAGGTTGTTGTGGCTTAGACGCGAAGAAGGGCAAATATGGAATCCACCGAAGCCGGAATGAAATACGACGAAGACAAACCACAGTACAGTTTGATACCCGCCAATGCTTTGTTGGAAGTAGTCAAGGTGCTGACGTTTGGTGCAAAGAAATATTCACCCGATAACTGGCGCAGAGTTGAAGATGCAGAACGTCGATACTTCGATGCTGCCAATCGACACATGTGGCAATGGGCAATGGGTGAAGAACTTGATGAAGAAACGGGACTACATCATCTTGCTTCAGCCGTGAGCAACTTGTTGTTCATCCTTCAATTTAGATTGGAAGAAGAGAATGAAGAAGCTTCTAGTTATTTTTAACAAAGAGAAGTCGTGGTATGAAGTTACTTTCGGAGACAGCGATAGTGATGCGTTCACTCTCTACTTCGAAGATGTTGCTGAAGCTTTGAGATATTTAGGTTTCGCTCTTTTACAGTTGAAATTTGATGAGGAACAACGGGGAATGGACTGAAGCGAGATATAGAAGCTTCGTCATCAGCGCATTGCGAGCAGCATCACGCCGCTGGCCTGTGAAGTGGAAGGTGTTGAAAGACGCTCTCGTTGGAAAAGAAATAAATACTGCAACAGGTAAGCTTGCACAACACTATAAGTGCAATCTTTGTGGTAACATATTTCCTGCTAAAGAAGTTGTCGTTGATCACATTGACCCTGTCGTGTCCCCGACAAAAGGCTTCGTTAGTTGGGATGATTACATAGAACGAATGTTCTGTGAAGCTGACGGCTTACAAGTGCTTTGCAAGTCATGTCATAAGGTGAAGACAAATGAAGAAAGACAATGTCGAAAAAACTCTAAAACTAGAGATTGACGGATACGCTGCTGAAGTAATCACTGAAGCTTGTATCAAACATCTATACGAAAGCGTATACGAGTTAACACAATATGCCGGATTCAAACGAATGGACGACGAATCTAAAGAATCGGTGTTCGACGTTGTTGAATCTCTTCGTATTGTTCTTTACTATCTCATGTCTAAACCTGAAGCAATGCGTTATCTTGATGAAGTACAAAAGGAATATGAATGACAACCTTCGTAGACCCACCTGAAGGATGGAGATACGGATTTCCTAAAGCTGTTCCAGACGAAGGAATTTCTGACATGTTGAAGTGGTTGATTGACGAAGGATATCCGGCTGAGTTGATCGAAGCTTTAGGTAGTAGTTTCTATGTTCGATATTTTGAAAGTGATAAAGGAGAAGAGAGTGAACTTTGATGAGTATCAAAAGACATCGTTTGATTTTGCATTATCTTCTGCAAAGAACTCACAGTATTTGTTTGCTGGACTAGCAGGTGAAGCCGGTGAGTTGTGTTCGTTGTATGCCAAAAGTGTACGAGACGGACTAAACAACACGTTTACCGACAACGTAAAGAAAGAGCTTGGCGATGTTCTTTGGTTTGTGGCAGTGATTGCTCACTATCATGGGCTGTCTTTGCAGGACGTTGCTCAATCAAACGTCGACAAATTACAGAGCAGAAAAGAACGAAATGTCATTAGCGGTAGTGGGGACAATCGCTAATACTGTGGTATAACCACCGTCCCTAAAGCAGCAATCTCGCTGCTTTTTTTATCAGAAGGAAAAACAACAATGGACAGTTACAAGCAATACATTGCAAAGAGTCGGTATTCTCGCTACCTTGATGACAAGGGTCGACGAGAACACTGGGACGAAACAGTAGCTCGCTACATAACATTCATGACTGGTCACTTAAAAAAGAAATTCAACTACGAAATTCACGAAGACACACTCAAAGATATTCATTCAGCAATCCTCAATCTTGAGGTGATGCCTTCCATGCGTGCCATCATGACCGCTGGTGACGCACTAGACCGTCAGAACATTGCGGGTTACAACTGTTCATACCTGCCCATCGACGATGTGAAAGCATTCGATGAGGCCATGTATATCCTGTTGTGTGGTACAGGTGTTGGTTTTAGTGTGGAGCAAAAGTATGTTAACAAACTTCCCGAAGTA